AAGACATTATATCTAAATGCGTGGCTGGACAGTGAGAAAGGTTGGATTGGTGATGGGCAATGGATGGAGTGTGGCACTGTTATAAAGATAGAAGATTTCAAGGGAGATACTTGTTATGCTGGTTTAGATTTGAGCAGTACAGTTGACTTAACTGCATTATCATTAGTATTTTATAAGAACGAAAAGTTTTATGTGTTCGTGCATTGCTTCTGCCCCGAGGAAAATATAAAGATACGAAGTAGAAAAGATAAAGTGCCTTATGAGTTGTGGGCCAAGGAAGGCTGGCTAACTGCTACACCGGGCAATTGTACAGATTATGATTATGTATTAAAGCATCTGACCGATATTTCAAAAGATTATAATATAGCGTCCGTTGCAATCGACCGCTGGAATTCAAGCTATCTCAGTACTAAATTAATAGAACAAGGATTTGCGGTTATAAATTTCGGGCAGGGATTTGCAAGCATGGCAAGTCCAGTACGTGCAATGGAGCGATTGGTGTTAGCTAAGGGGTTTATACACGACAAGAACCCAGTATTGCGCTGGGCAATGAGCAATGTTATATTGAAAATTGATGCCGCCGGTAATGCCAAGGCAGACAAAGCCAAGAGTAGAGAACGTATTGACCCTGTAATTGCTTCACTAATGGCACTAGAAGAGGCGTCGAAGAATGCATTTGAGGCTGGAGCTACCAATATATCGTGGGTATGACCAGCGTTTTTTCAACTTCAATAATACTTATTACTATATAATATGGACTTCTTTTCATTTTTAAAGCCCAAGGTTAAGACCGCTACGGAACAACCAGTAGAAGAAGCACGCAGCACTACGACTGGTGGTGTAACAGTTTCCAATTGGGATAGTGCTTTCAGTGTTGGTAAGAATATAGATAAAATTTCTGTAGTTTACGGATGTGTTACATTGCGTTCAAATACTATAGCAAGTCTTCCAATTACATTAAATAAAAAACTGGATAAGGGACATGAACCAGCGGTAGATCATCCATACTATAATATAATCACCAAGTCTCCAAATCCATTCATGACCAATTTTACATTTTGGTCGTGGGCTGTGACACAGTTAGATTTATTTGGAAATGTTTATATACAGCGCATTAGACGCAATGATGGACTAACTGCCGAGTTGGTGCCGCTCAATCCGTATTCTGTAGAAATCAATATAGATGCCAATGGCTCGCCAACATACAAAATGTTGCTGACGCTGAATGATGGTACGTCGGTAATGAAGGATTTCACCAACGACCAAATCATTCATATCAAAGGATACACGCGCAATGGTATCTACGGAATGAGTGTTATAGAAACCTTCCGCACTTTATTTGATGGCTACTCCGAATTAGAAAGTGCCGGTACTGCTATTGCAAAGAACGCGGCACGTCCAAGTGGTATTATATATCACCCCGGCAATCTTAAAGAAGAAGAGTTGAATAAATTGAAATCTGGTTGGGCCGCTGGTTTCAGTGGAAATAATAGCGGACGCACAGCCTTCTTACCAAACACTTTAAAGAGTGAGGCAATCAACAGCGGTCTAACTGCCCAAGAAGCTGAGTATGTTAGCCAAAAACAATTTAGTGCACAACGTATTGTCGCAGACATTTTTGGATGCCCACTACATCGCTTTGGTTTAACTGGTTCGCCGACATATGCCAGCGTTGAATTGAACAGCTTGGAGTTCGTAAACTGGACCTTGGCTCCAATTATAGCAAATATTGAACAGACTTTAAATAAGGCGTTGCTAGAAGATAGCGACGAATATTATATTAACTTCAATGTATCTGGTCTGTTGCGCGGTGACATCAAGACTAGAATTGAGTGGTATAGATTCGCTATGGCCAATGGTGTAATGACTTCTAATCAGGTGAACGAGGCAGAAGATACGGGTGTATATGTTGATCCTAAAGACGGTGGTGATGATTATCTACGTCCAGTAAACTATATGGCAGTGGGTAAACCCGCGGCAAATACGCAAGTTAGTGGTTCAATTTCTCCACCGGCGTTATAATTATACATAATGAATAATACTTTAGAATATCGCGCCTTCGGCATGGAAGACGTAAAGGTTGATAAAGAAAAGAAAACCATCGTAGGACGTGCTGTAGTTTATAATAGCATGAGCGGTGAATTGCGCACTGTTTCTGGTGATACGTTTCGTGAAATTATTCTACCGGGAGCACTCGTGGAGAGTTTAAAAAATAATGATATTCTGGCTTTTAAAGAACACGATCCCGCTATGTTGCTTGGGCGTAGTTCTGCTGGAACGTTGCGCATGATGGATAAAGAAGATGGATTGTATGTTGAAATAGATTTACCAGATACTTCTTATGGTAAAGATACATTAGTGAGTGCAGAACGCGGAGATTTGAAAGGATTTAGTTTTGGATTTAATAAACCAAAGAGTAAAAACTATTCACGTTCCGGCGTAAAGATTCGTGAAATATCTTCATTAAATTTGCGCGAAGTATCTGTTGTATCTAGTCCAGCTTATGGAGAAACAACCCTCGCATTGCGAAACGAAGATTTTATCGAAGAGGAAACTGTCGTTGATCTCAACACTGAAAGGGGAACAGAAGTCAGAGTTGAGGACAAGAAGATTGAAAATATTAAAGTTGAACCTGCTGCACCGGTTGCGCCAGTTGTCGACGCTAATAAAATGAAAGATTTAGAACTGAGATGGAAATTCTTAACTCTAAAAGAACAAGATAAAAATTTACGAGGCACAACCTCGTGCTTAGTATAACAAACAAATAATACAATAATATGAGTAATCTATTACAAACACGCAACGAGGTCTATTCTGCGATGAAAAACATCATGGAATTGGATGCCTCCAAGCGTTCAGAAGGCGACTACGCCAAATACAATGACCTAGAAGGTCAATACACAAACCTAACGAAGCAGATCGAAGCCGAAGTTAGATTCGATGCCGTTAAGGCTAAAATGGGCGAAGTTCTTGATACGCGCCACGTAGGCAATTCCAAGACCGCAAACACAGACGAAATTCGTGAAGCCTTTTTGGACTATGTTCGCACTGGCAATATGACCGAAGTTCGCAATCTTAATACGTTCAGTGCTGCCGAAGGCGGCGTGAATGTGCCGACTGTATTGCTAAACACAATCCAGAAGACCTTGGCCAATGCTAACGTAATGCGTCAGCTTCCGGGTATTAAAGTTATTGCAACCACGTCCACGACCACGCTTCCAATCGTTGGAACTGGTATCACTGCTTTGTGGAAGGACCAAAATCCATCTGCTTCGTATGCTGAGACGAATCCTGCTTTCACCAGCGCAACGCTTGGTGCATATAAGCTGACCGCTCTCGTGAAGCTATCCGACGAGTTGGTGCAAGATGCATCGACCGATTTGGAAGCCACGATTGCACAAGAAATCGGTACTGCGTTCGGTAATGCCGAAGAGACCGCTTTCGTGTCTGGTTCTGGTACTCTACAACCTCGCGGATTGCTACGTGTAACCGCTGCTGGTGGAGAAAATGTATTGAGCCAAAACTTGGGCAGTGCTTCTGGTTCTATCTTGACCGACTTGATTGACGGTTACTACAAGATGCCAGCATCCGTCCGTCAGGGCGCGGTGTATGTTGTCGGTACTGCTATGGCCTCGGTCATGCGCAAGAGCCGTTCTTCGACTGGCGAATTCCTGTGGGATACGTCCGTTGTTGTTGGCGCTCCTAATACCTTCAATGGTGTGCCAGTATTCGAGTCCGATGGTTGCCCAGCAACTTGGGATTCGACCACGGGTATTCTTGGTATGTTGCTAAATCCTTCGTTCGTCACCATCGGTGATCGCGGTGGATATAATCTCCGTCGCCTGATGGAGCTTTATGCGGCAGAAGGTAACACGGGTTACATCGCTTCTAAGCGCACTGACATCGTTCTTACAAAGGGTAAAGCCATCTGTAAGTTCGTTGCCGCTTCGGCCTAATTTAGTTAGTATATAAAGTTCTCATAAAACTCTGAGGGCGGCTCCTAAAAAGAGCCGCCCTCTTTATTTTATATATGCCCACTAAACATATAAAAATGCCCATTGCTTTCTTGGTTTGGTCTATACTTATACACATATATGAGAATTTACAACGTATCTGATTATGGTCTTACAGTAAGTGAATCAAAGAATTACTTAAAACTTGAAGTAAACGACGACGACTCTCTGATAGACGTGCTAATCACGGCGAGTTATGAACAAGTAGTGGCCGAATGCAATAGATACTTTACCCCAACGACGTGCAGCATGAATGTATTTTCAAGCAGCGGGGACTTATTCTTATCTACACAGACTGTATTAACTGTATCAACGGGTTCATTAAAGGAAGTTGATGGATCGTGGTACACTTATATTGACCAAACTTATAGTGGACCAATTTCTTTTACATTGGTCCAATCAGGATCAAAAGTGCCGGGTAATGTTAAAGTTGCACAGATGATGTTGGTTAATAGTTTTTATGAAAATAGATTACCAGAAGCGATTGGTAATATTACTTCTCCTTTATCATTTTCGGTGGGCGCGCTGTTGAGTCCATATAAACTAACAAAACCATAAAATGAATCCCGGCAAACTTTTTGATCGTATAGTTTTAAAATATCCAACCAGTTCTTCATTGGATCGGTTCGGACAAACCACTTTTGCATATGCGAGCAGCAGCTTGTGGAGCAATGTAAAAACACAGTCTGGTACTGAAATCAATACTAATGGTATCATTTTCACCAACGCCACTTATATTTTTACAATACGCGAAACGGCCAATGCGACAGAAAAAGCATATATCACATTTGAAGGTAAAGATTATAATATAGTTTTTATTGATGAACCGTCTGAAGGTTATCTAAAACTTACTGGCGAGAGACGCAAACAATCCTAATGGCTGATGAACTTAAAGTTAAAATTACGGG